ATCTATACATCTCCTCAATACGATGCTATGTATAAAAAACTGCAGGAAAAAAGTATTGAGGGTGACATCTAAATTAAATTACCACTGAACCCTTTCAACTGAATTCATCATCCCCCACTCGTAATACTGGCACCATCTAAATCAATTGGATGGTGCTTTTTTATGTTCACTCCCGAATCTTTTTGCCGTGCTGTCAGCATCACCCCGGCACTATCACAACGGTGGTTTGATCTGCTGGTTTCTACGATGGCGGAATTCGGCATTGATACCCCACAGCGGCAAGCGGCGTTTCTCTCGCAAATCCGCGTTGAGTCTGCCGGATTCAAGCGCACCGTCGAAAACCTCAATTATTCCGTGCCCGGCCTGTTGAACACATTCCCACGCAAACGCATCAGCCGCGTCGATGCTGAACGACTGGGGCGTAAAGCCAGTGAGGTCATCGTTCCGACCGCACGACAGACGGAGATTGCCAACCTGGTTTACGGCGGTCGCTATGGCAATGTGGATGCGGAGGATGGCTGGCGATACCGTGGCCGGGGCCTCAAGCAGATCACCTTTTACGATAACTATTTGCGCTGTGGCCATGCCCTGGAACTGGATTTAATCGCACATCCAGAGTTGCTGGAAATGGATGTTCATGCGGCCAGTTCTGCCGGCTGGTTCTGGTTCGACAATGGCTGTAATGCCTATGCTGACCGCGCCGACATTGCCGGACTCACCAGCGTAATCAATGGCGGCGATAACGGCCTGGCTGAACGCCAGAACTACTTTACCCAGGCAAAGGGCGTCTTATGCCGCTGAGAACCTTTTTTCTGAGCCGCCTCGCTGAGCTTGTGACCAACCCCGCCACCGGACGTCTGTCCACGTCTGATACGACTTTGGTCGGCGCGTTCCTGGTTGCTTCCATCGTGCTGATCTGGGTGACGGCCGCTGGTCATCTTGAAGAGTGGTTGTATGTCGCTTACCTGGGTGCATTTGTATTCCAGTCCCAGGCTTCCAAACACGTGGCCATCAAACGCGATAAAGCCACCGCCGGAGGGACTTCTGATGCCAACTGAGTTCTTCATTCTCCCTTACCTCTGGCAACACGTTAAAACCTACTGGCTTGCCTACCTGTTGGCTTTGGGCTGCGCGGCGTTGGCTTACAAGGTGGGCGCAGGTACACGCGCCAATGAGCTGCAGGCATCACAGACCACCATCAGCCAACTACAGGCGCAACGCGCCCACACCGCCGAGCAGCAAGCGATGGCATTGGCCGAGGCTGTGGCCAAATACCAGCAAGCGGAGCTGAAAGCCCAATTACTCGCCAGGCAATTGCAACAACGTGAGCAACAGTTGCAGCAGACCTCAACCAAGCTGAAAAAGGCAATCAAAGATGCGGTTAAAAATGATGTGGGCTTTACCGGTATTGGCCCTCGCGGGCTGTGTCTCTACACCTCCGCCCTCGGCTATTCCGATTGTGACGAACGTCTGTCCGATGCCGCCCCCGGAGCTGCTGGCCATTCCACCGAAACCGCCAGCGCCGGTGGCGGACTCTCTGCCGGTGGCATCATCAATCACGCCGCCGACTACGGCGAATGGTGCCAAACGCTAGAAGCCAGGCTGCGAGGGCTCAACGCCTGGTACAAGCGGGAGGGGGCCCCATGAACACCGATCTCATCGTCAACACCGTGTTGGGCCTGGCTACGGCCGGACTCATTGGCTTTGTTCGCTCACTCTTTAATGAACTCAAAGAGCTCCGGCGCTCGATAGAGGCCATCCGCGCCGATTACCAGCGCCGTGATGATGCCATGCGTACTGAGAACTCATTTTTTCAATTGCTACAAGACGTTAAACGCACAGTAGAACACATCGACCAAAAATTAGACCGCAAAGCGGATAAAGGAAACCATCATGGTTAAACGCACGACGCGTCATCGTCGGGGGCCGGCAACCACAACAGAGCTGGCGCTGCTGTCCGAGATCAATCAACGCCTGGAACGGATTGAGAACAACATCGACGAGGTGAAATCCGTTGCTACACGCCAGGGCGCGATTGCCGGTGGTGTCGCCGGGACGATTGGTGGTGGTGTTGTCACTACCGGCATCCTCTTTATTAAAGCTCGATTGGGGCTGTAGGTATGGCGTACTCGCCGGAAATAAGGGACAAGCTGCGCAGGGCTTATATCTTCGGGCAGATGTCGCTGGAGATCGCCGCATCGCAGGTAGGCGTGTCTTTCGTCTCCGCTCGCCGCTGGAAGAAAGAGGCGCAGGATAAAGGCGATGATTGGGATGCATTGCGCTCCGCGCATGTGCTTGCAGGCGGCACAGTGGAAGAAACCGGCCGCGCCATTTTAACCAGCATGCTCGTCCAGTATCAGACAACGATGGAGCTGCTGACCAATGACAGCGAGTTGAAAGCCCCTCAGCGTGTCGAACTGCTGGCCAGCCTGGGCGACTCGTTCAACAAGGCCATTTCGGCCAGTAAGAAAATCCTGCCTGAAACGAACCAGTTGGCGATTGCCCTGGATGTGATCAACAAGCTCAGCGCCTTCATTGCCGAAAAGCACCCTCAGCATCTTGTGGCGTTCGTGGAAGTGTTAGAGCCCTTTGGTGAAGAGGTTGAGAAACTGTATGGCTGACAAACTCATTAAAGTCTCGGATGGCCAATACGTGATGGCCAGCCAGGTCATCCGCGTAGAACGCCGTGAGTACAGCGATTATTGCACCGTTGTAACCAGCGACGGCGAGCGGCTTTCGCTGACGCCTGGTTATGGTGAACCCATCTATAAAGCGCAGGCGCGTTTTATCAATACCGTCAACGAGGCGTTGGCCAGCGATGAGGATTAATGCCTCTTTAACAGGCGTTTAAATATGGCTAAAAAATTCTCTGCGCGTGACTTCAAGTTAGAGCTCGCCGAACTTGCCGCCAGCCTGCGCCGTACTATTGAGGCGGAGGATGTCGGCTTTGATCCTTCTGCTACCGCCATCGCGCAACGTCGGGATCATGTGAATGACCCGGCTGGCGGGTATGCGTATTTTGTCGAGAACTATTTCCCGCACTACGTCCGCCACCAGGATAAAAGCGAGCTGCATAAATACCTGTTTAAGCGGTTGCCGGAGATTGTGGCCAGTGATAAAGGCGAGAACGATGCCATAGCGGCTCCGCGTGGCGAAGCCAAATCTACCCTGGTCAGTCAGTTGTTCGTGCTGTGGTGCATCATTCGCGCCATCAAGCATTACCCGGTCATCGTAATGGACTCCATCGACCAAGCCTATCCGATGCTGGAAGCCATCAAAGCTGAACTGGAGTTCAACCCCCGTTTGCTGATGGACTTCCCGGAGGTGTGCGGTCAGGGCCGCGTGTGGCAGATGGGGACTATCCTCACCCGCAACGATATCAAGGTGCAGGTGGCCGGCTCAGGCAAAAAACTGCGTGGCTTGCGGCATGGGCCATACCGTCCCGATCTGTGTGTGCTGGACGATATTGAGAACGATGAGCAGGTACGTAATCCGGATCAGCGTGACAAGGTTGAGAACTGGCTCAAAAAGACCGTGCTGCCGTTAGGCGGTGCTGGCGCGAAATTCGATGTGGTCTACATCGGCACCATCTTGCACTATGACTCGGTGTTATCCCGCACGCTCCGCAATCCGCTATGGCGGTCTGCCCGTTTCAAAGCGTTGATCGCCTGGCCCCACAACATGGAGCTCTGGGACAAGTGGGAGGAAATCCTGCGCAATAACGATCAGGACGGTGAATCGCTGGCCAATGCCTTCTATCTGCTGCACCAGTTGGAGATGGAAGCCGGTGCGGTGGTGTCCTGGCTGGCTCGCCCTCTGCTTACCTTGATGTTGATCCGCGCCAGGGATGGTCACAGTACCTTTGATGCTGAATATCAGAATGACCCAGTCAGCGGCGAAGATGCGCCATTTACTGGCTGCATCAATTTCTGGGTGAACCGTCTGAATGAATGGCTGTTTTACGGTTCCTGTGACCCTTCACTTGGGAAGGCTGGGGCAAGCCGTGACCCGTCAGCGCTACTCGTCGGCGGCTTTAATCGACACACCGGCATTCTGGATGTGGTTGAAGCCCGCATCCGCAAGCGTGTTCCCGATCGGATTATTTCCGACATCATCGAGCTGCAGCGCGAATATGCCTGCCTGGTCTGGGCGATTGAAACCGTCCAGTTTCAGGAGTTTCTGCGCACGGAGCTGGTGAAGCGTTCGGCCATTGCCGGAGTTCCCGTTCCCGCCCGCGCCGTGCAGCCCCATACGGATAAATTGTTGCGCATCGAATCGCTGCAGCCACATATGGCCAACGGCCTGATCCGCCTGCACCCGAGCCAAAACACCTTGATTGACCAACTGCGTCATTTCCCTAAAGCCGATCACGATGATGGCCCGGATGCCCTGCATATGCTCTGGGCGCTGGCGGTGTCGGGTGCCGGCAATTTTAATTTTACCCGCGTTCCGCGCCGTGGCGACAGCCGTGGTAGCCGGTTCGGTTCTGGAGGTTGGTAATGGTACAAATCCTCGACCAGTTTGGTCGCCCGATTAATCGCGAAGTGTTGAAGACGCCCCAGACAACCAAGATGGCGAGTCTCAACCGCATGTGGCCGGAACATCCTTCTAAGGGGATGACCATTCGCCGGCTACCGCGCATCCTGGAAGCGGCTGAGCGCGGTGATTTGGCCGCACAGGCTGACCTGTTCGAGGACATGATCGAACGTGATGGTCACATATTTTCTGAGATGGCCAAGCGCAAAAACGCCTTGCTTACCCTGGACTGGAGTATTGAGCCCCCGGAGAACGCCACGGACGAAGAGAAGAAGATAGCTGAGATGGTGTCCGCCTGGATGAAGGATATCCCGGAGTTTGAAGATATTACCCTCAATGCTGCCGACGCGATCGGGCATGGCTTTGCCGCACAGGAAATTGAAAAGTGGGAGCTGGAAGACAAAATCTGGCTCCCAAGCAAAATCAAGCTGCGCCCACACCGTTGGTTCTGTACCAATCCAGAAGCCGGCGATGAGATCCGCCTCAGTGATGGCAGCATGAACGGTGCCGAGCTCTGGCCTTTCGGCTGGCTGGTGCATACCCATAACGCCAAATCCGGGTATGTGGCCCAATCAGGGCTCTATCGCGTGCTGGTGTGGCCATACCTGTTCAAGAACTACGGCATTCGTGATCTGGCCGAGTTCCTGGAGATCTACGGTTTACCTGCACGCGTCGGCACCTACCTCGCCGGTGCGACGGACGACGACAAAGACCGATTATTAGAAGCCCTGGTGACGTTAGGGCATGATGCCGCTGGCATTATCCCCGAAGGCACCAAGATTGAATTCTTGACGGCGGCCAGCGGTCAGGCAGATCCGTTTGTTGCTATGGTCAACTGGGCCGAACGTACCGCATCAAAAGTCATTCTGGGGGCAACGCTCACCAGTCAGGCCGACGGCAAAAGCTCCACCAATGCCCTCGGCAAGGTGCATAACGATGTCCGTCACGACATTTTGATCGCCGATGCACGTCAAATCGAGGGTTTCTATCGCGGTTTCATCCGTATGTTATTGGCCATCAATGGCTATCAGGTGAGCTCTCGCCGCCAGCCACGACTCGTCTTTGATACCCGCGAACTGGAGAACATCAAGGAGTTTGCCGAGGGGGTGTCTACCCTGGTGACGGCAGGTCTGAAAACTATCCCGGCCTCTTGGGTACATAAGAAAATTGGTATCCCTCTTCCCCAGAAGGGCGACGAGGTATTGTCCCCCCCGGCTACTGCACCGGTATTGCCTGGTGCGCGATTGTCACAGCAACAATCCCGGTTCCGTTCCTTTGCCGCGCTGAGCACGGAAGCGGATATTGACGACCCGTCGCAGGTGGCACTGGATAATGCTCAGACGGTGCCAGAAGCCATCAACAACGCCATGCAACAGTTGATAACCCCGTTGGTTACTGCGCTCAGTCAGGGCAATACCCCGGATGATGCACTGGACATCATCGCAGCCAGCTATCCCGATCTGGATGATAGCCAGCTGCAGCAGTTGCTGAGCCAGGCTATCTTTGTCGCTGATATCTGGGGGCGTCTGAATGCCGACAGCTGATGTGGATCTGGCCTATGCCATCGGGTTGAAACCGGCTGAGGCCATTCGCTACTTCGAGAGTAAGGGCTATACCCTCGGTTTCAACTGGCATGACGTTGAAGCACGAGCGCACGCAACGGCATTCACCGTAGCCGGTGTACTCAAAGTGGACGTGCTGGAGGACATTCGCAAAGGGTTGACGAGCAGCCTGCAGGAAGGCAAGACACTCGCCCAGTTTGAAAAGCAACTGATGCCTTACCTGGTGCAAAAAGGCTGGCTGGGTAAAGGCCTGGTGGCCGATGAAGATGGTGTGTTGGAAGGGAAGCAACTGACGCCGCGCCGGCTACGTACCATCTTTGAAACCAATATGCAGTCCAGCTACAACGCTGGCCGCTATGAAGAACAGTTGGCCAACGCGGAGTTTCGGCCGTTCTGGGAGCGAGTTGCCGTCATGGACAGGCACACACGCCCACGTCATGCGGCCCTCAATGGGTTTACTGCCCGCTATGATGATCCGGTGTGGCAGTTTATGTATCCGCCCGATGGTTATGGATGCCGTTGCCGTGTCCGGGCGCGTTCGGCTGCCGACGTCGAGCGGTATGGCATCCAGGTTCAATCCAGCGAGGGGCGCATTGTCACAGTGCAACAAGCCTGGGGGCCGAGCGATACGCGGGAAGTCCAGGCATTGCGCATCAACAATGAGCTTTATACCCCGGATGCCGGCTTTGGCCATAACCCTGGCCAGGGCAACCTGGCCGCGCTGGGACAACGACTCATGGACAAGTCAGCGACTGCCACGCCACGGTTAGCCTCAACAGCCGTCAACGAAACCCTGGCGGATAAAACCGTGTTAAATGCTGTTTCAGGTGGCGTTAAACGCTGGGTTGATCAGGTGCTTATCCGCCAGAAGCCCAGCGGTGACCTGCACCATCTGGGGGCGGTTTCGCCTGAAACACTCACCGCGCTGGAGAGGCGCGGCCGTACGCCGACATCGGCGATTTTGTCCGTCAGCGATCATGCTGTTGTTTCTTCACCTGGGCCACTGTGGCAAGAGTTGCCAACATTACTGCGTTCGGCAGAAGCGACGCTGTTGGATGGGGATAGCCTGGTGTATGTTTGCCGCCAGGGTAAGCAGCAATTCGGCGTAGTTGCCACACTGGATACTGACGTTTCGGGGCTTGCCGTCACGCTGATGCATCAAGGGGCGGCACTCACGTCGGCACAGATGCAACAACTTGGCCAACTCCCTGTCGTTAATGGAGGGCTGTAATGTCTGCGGTCTATCACATCACGTACAATGTCTCCGACTTTGAGAATGCCCTGGGCGAGCTCATCAAGAAGCTGGAGCATCGCGAACCGCTGATGCGCGAGCTGGCGGCGGCAATGGGTGATGCCGTCGAGGAGAACTTCAAGAATCAGGGCCGTCCTGCCTGGATGGGATGGAGTCCTGCGTATGCCAAGAAACGTGCGGGCGGTAAAATCCTGCAGCGCTCCGGGCGATTGGTCAGCAGCATTAGCCAGCAGAGCAGCAACGATGAGGCATTGGTCGGCACCAATGTTGTTTACGCTCGCATTCACCAGGAAGGCGGCAAGATCAACATCCCGGCACGCAGTCAGCGGGCGTACTACCATCAGCGCAAGGATGGCTCGCTCAACAACCGGTTTGCCAGGAAATCGAAAGCCAACTACAGCGAATGGAATACAATACCAGGCTATCAAATCAAGATGCCGGCGCGGCCATTCCTGCACCTGACCGAAAGCGACGTTGATGACATGGAAGAGACGGCAAAAACCTATCTTCAGCGCGTTATTGATTCATAAGCTAAAACGCCCTGTAACGTCCGTGGCGCACTTTTCTTTCCTCCGCCTACATACGTTCGTCTCTACACCCGTTTGGCGTTTTTAAAAACGGTTTAAAAACGATTGGGCGTCTTGTCATTGCCTACAGGGTAGTGGCAAGATGATCGTCGACCGTTTCCCCCTGATTACCCCACTGAACCCCTTCACCTGAATCCACTTTTCGCCGATGCGTATTCTCGGCGGCATGAAACTAAAAATCGCCGCACTGGCCATCGAAATCACCAAAGCGAATCACGGCACTATCCAGCTTTTCCCTGCTGGTGAATTCCGTGCTCGTGATGGTCGCCCAACGGAATGCGATCACTGGCTGATGACGGCCGACATTGCCAAGCCGCTTATTGCGACTGCGGTGGAACGTGCCACGCCGTATGTCATTGACTACGAACACCAGACTTTGCGTGCAGCAACCAACGGTCAGCCTGCGCCAGCGGCTGGCTGGTTCCATACGCTTGAATGGCGTGAAGAAGGTCTGTTTGCTGTCGATGTTCAGTGGACGGACGCTGCAGCAGAAATGATCGCCAAGGGCGAATACCTCTTTATCTCCCCCGTTTTTACTTACAACGAATCTGGCCACGTGGTGCAAATCATCAATGCCGCGCTGACCAATACACCGGCTCTGGATGGGATGGAGGAAGTGATGCTTGCTGCCGCCTCTCTCCTGGCCGCTGGCTCAACCTCAAAAGGTACTTCCACAATGGATGAACTACTCGAACGCCTTCGCTGGATGTTGAATCTGCCGATCACCGCCACGAAGGAAGACATTGTTGCCGAGCTCAACAAGTTGATTGATCAACTGCTCGGCGCTGATGCCGGCACGGCTGCAGCCTCGTTTCAGACGCTGTCGGCTAATCCCTTCAACCTGATTGACAAGTTGACCCAGGACGCCGCCCAAACGGCTGCATTGAGCGCCCAGGTGGAAAATCCTGATCCGTCCAAATGGGTAGCGGTGGCCGTCATGCAGGAGTCCATCAGCCAGGCAGTGACCCATGCGGGCGTAACGTCTGCAGCGGATTTGGCTACGCGTGAATGTGACACCTTGATCACTGCTGCACTTTCCGATGGCCGCTTGCTACCAGCACAAGAGCCCTGGGCGAAGGGACTGGCGAAAGCCAACCCGGACAGCCTCAAGACGTTCCTGGACAAGGCTCCGAAAATCGCGGCACTCACGACTACCCAGACCGGTGGCCAACCACCTGCAGGGGCAAAACTGGCACCATCGTTGGACGATTCGGATGATGAATTGGCCGCTGCGGTGGCGCTCAGCGCCATGATGGGTACTGACCCGGCAGACATTGCCAAATATGCGGGAGACAAGAAATGACCGATCGCAATACCCCTTATAAAGATGGCGAGCTGTTCCCGGTTCCCATCGCGGCCAGCACCGAAATCTTCGGTGGCCATATTGTCGCAGGCAATGCTGCCGGCTTTGCCGTACTGGCCACCGCTGTGGCTGCGCAGGTGACGCTGGGTGTTTCCGATGGCTATGCCGACAACAGCGCCGGTACAGCAGGTGACGCTGTCGCCCTGGTGCGTCGGGGCAAGTCCTGGTTCTTTGCCAACCTGGGCGGCGATGCCGTCACCCAGGCGGACATTGGCAAAGAGTGTTTTGTTGCCGACAGCCAGACTGTGGCGAAAACCAGCAACAGCGACGTGCGTCCTGTTGCCGGTAAAGTGCTGGGCGTGGAAAACGCCGGCGTTTGGGTTCTGATTTAAAGGAGTAGGCCCGTGATTGTTAACGTAAAAAATATTAAAGCGATCTTCATCAACCTGAAAACCACGTTCCAGAAGGCGTTTGACCAGACGCCGAGTGACTGGCAGAAAGTGGCGATGAAGGTGCCTTCCACAAGCAAGCAGAACGATTACAGCTGGCTTGGGCGTTTCCCCAAAATGCGTAAGTGGATTGGCGACAAGGCGGTAAAAGCCCTGGAAGCCTTCAACTATTCGATCGTCAACGATGACTTTGAAGCTACGGTTGAGGTTGATCGTAATGATATCGAAGACGATCAAATTTTGGGGTTGGCTCAGCAAGCCCAGGCTGCTGGCCAATCGGCTGCAGAACTACCATCAGATATTGTGTTTGCCTTGCTGAGCCAGGGGTTCACCAACCTGTGCTACGACGGCCAGCCGTTCTTTGATATCGACCACCCGGTGAACGGTGTATCTGTTTCCAACAAAGGCACCAAGAAGCTGTCAGCGGCAACCCAGGCAGCGGCGAAAGCCAGTTATGGCGTGGCACGGGCTGCCATGCGCAGCTTCAAGGATGAGGAAGGCGCATCATTGAAAGTCCGTCCGACCATTTTGGTTGTGCCGCCAGCGCTGGAAGATGAAGCCAACTTCCTGATGACTGCCGACCGTTTCCCGGACAACACCCCGAATATCTATAAAGGTACTGCCGAGGTGTTGGTTGTGCCGGAGCTGACTTCTGACACGCAATGGTTCCTGCTGGATACGACGCGTCCGGTGAAACCGCTCATCTATCAGGAGCGTAAAAAACCGGAGTTCGTTGAGCAAACCGACTACAACGCGGACAACGTCTTTATGCGCAAGAAGTTCCTGTTTGGCGCTGAGGCACGTGCTGCAGGTGGGTATGGCTTCTGGCAGATGGCGTATGGCTCGACCGGGGAGGCCGCATAATGCCGATTCAAATCACTGCACGCCGTGAGGGTTTCCGCCGCTGTGGCATCGCCCACAGCGCCAAGACTACCACCTACGAAGATGGCCGCTTTACGCCGAAACAGTTGGCTGAGCTGGAGAACGATCCGCAATTGGTTGTGGTACGCATTGCAGCTGGCGCAGCAACCGATGATCAAGACCTGGACAAGCAGTTGAGCCTGGCCAGGGAAACCATCACCCGCCAGGAGCAGGAGCTGGTCACGCTGAAATCGCAATTTGATGATGCGCAAAAGGCTATCGCTTCCCAGCAGGAAAATATCGCGGCGTTAACCACTGAACGCGATGACGCGATTGCAAACAGCACAGCACTGACGGCAGAGCTGGCGGCCCTGAAAGAACCGCCTCCGGCGAAGAAATAAGGCATTGCTATGTATGCCACTCAAGCAGATATGGTACTGGCGTTCGGTGATAAGGAATGCATCTCTCTTACCGATCGCAAGTACACCGGCCAGATTGATGCTGAGGTCATGGCACAGGCGCTGGAGCAGTCCAGCGCCGAGATCGACGGTTATCTCGCTGGCCGCTATCCAACGCCCTGGCCTGATACACCGCGTGTTCTGGTTGGCCGTTGCTGCGACATCGCCCGCTATAAATTGTGTGGCAGTGGCACGCAGTGTACCGACCTCATTCGGGAGCGGTATGAGGATGCGATCCGCTATCTGGAGCGTGTTGCCGATGGGCGCATTACCCTGGGCCGCCAACCGGATGGCAGCGTGATCCAGGGTGGAACCAGCGCCCGCTTTGTCTCAGCCGGCAGAGCTTTTAGCCGAAAATCGACCAATGGAGGTGCATTTTGATTATCGCCAACACTGAGCTGGCCATCGTGGAACGTCTCCGCCAGGGACTCGGCAAGATGGTTCACAGCGTGGAGTCCTACGGTGGCGAGATGGATGGCGAGCCGGCGGAGATTATCCGTCAACTTCCCGCTGCCTGGGTAACGTTCGGTGGCGTACAAAAGACAGAGAACACCAATCTCACCAAGCGAAAATACACTGTGCATGGACGTTTTGTGGTGATAGTCGGCGATCGCAACCTGCGCAATGAAAACGCCGCTCGGCTCGGTGGGCCGGGATTCGATGAGGTTGGCACGTACCGCCTGGTGATGACCGTGCGTCGCCTGTTGTCCGGGCAAGATATGACGCTGCCCATCAAACACCTTGTCCCTGGTCGGGTTCGGACGCTGTTCAATACGCAGGTGGAAGCAGCAGCGATGTCAGTTTTTGCCTGTGAGTTCGATACCGCCTGGATTGAGTCCGCTCTGGAGGAAGGCAAATTCCCTCTGGTTAACGCGCCGGCAGACCATCCTGACAACCTCTTCAATGGGTTCGAGGGTACGTCCAGCGAGCCCGACGCCGAGTGGTTACGCACCCATTTGAACTATGACATACCGCAGACGGCGCAAAAGCCGGATGCCGTGGACATTATCAATCATGAATGAGATCAGCATTAAAGCGGTGGCCGGTGTGCGTGTTCCCAGGGAAGACAACCCGCGTCGCTACATCACAGCAGATGAAGCTGTGACGGTTCCAGACTCAGCGTATTACCAGCGGCAGATTGCCGCCGGCGATCTGCTGATTATTGAGGGCGAAGCCAACGCGGCCACGCCAGTTAATCAGGGTAAGGCCGTAAAAACGGAGGTTAACCGTGGCGAGTCCTAACATTGCATTCGACAGTATCCCGAGCAGCATTCGCGTGCCTGGCCAGTATCTGGAGTTTAATACCCGGTTGGCCGTTCGCACCTTGCCTGGCAACCCACAGAAGGTGTTGCTGATTGGCCAGATGCTCGCTAGCGGTACTACAGCACCACTGCAGGCCATTGATGTTTTCTCAGATGAACAAGCGGCCGTCTATTTTGGTCGTGGCTCTATCGCACACCTGATGGCCACCGCAGCTATCACCAGCAACAGCTATTTGCAACTGCAGATGATTGGCGTCTCCGATGCTACGGCAGGTAAAGCAGCGACAGGTACAGTTACTGTCGCCGGCTCGGCAACGGGCAGCGGTACCGTTTCTGTCTGGGTTGGTGCAACGCGCGTGGATGTTGCCATTGATGCCGGCGATACCGCCGCAGCTATTGCGACTGCGCTTGCGACTGCGATCACCCAGCAATCCGACCTGCCGGTTACCGCAGCCGCTACCGCAGCCGCCGTGACACTGACAGCGCGTAATAAGGGTGAAGCCGGTAACGGTATTGTCCTGCAGGCGCAGTCAACGGCAACGGGGGCAACAGTCACCGTGGTGGCAATGACCGGCGGTGAAGTTGACCCGGATATCGCGCCGGCACTGGCGGCAGTTTTTGCGGCCGGTCATAACATTGTGGCGACGCCGTTCTCTACCGCTGCAGCGCTGACGGCACTGCGCACGCATCTGGATGAAACCGGTGGCCCGTTGGAAAAACGCGGCGCGGTAGGCGTGGCAGGCTGGTGTAAATCATTGTCGACCGGCACCACGCTGGCCAGCCAGATTAACGCCGGCCGTATCACCCTGGGATGGCATAACGGCTCGGCCAAACTGCCGGCCGAAATCGCAGCCTCCTATGCGGCCGTTATGGCCAGCGAAGAAGACCCGGCCCGTCCGCTCAACACGCTGCAGTTGAAAGCCCTGGACGTCACGGCACTGGCCAGCCGTCCGGGCCGCAATGAGCAGGAGAATGCACTGCATAACGGTTTAACACCGTTCGTCGTGGGTGCAGGTGACAAGGTGCAAATTGTTCGTGCTATCAGCACCTACACCAAAAACGCCCAGGGTGTGGACGATGTGGCATTACTGGATATCACCACCATCCGCACCCTGGACTATGTGCGCAAGGCCTGTGGAGATCGCATCGCGCTGCGTTTCCCGCGTGACAAGTTAAGCAGCCGCACCCCAGCCAAGGTACGCAGCGAACTGTTGGACGTGCTTATCAAGCTGGAAGAGCTGGAGATTGTGGAAAACGTCACGGAGAACCAGGCTGCGCTCATTGTGGAGCGCGACTCTCAGGATGTTAACCGGCTGAATGCGGCTATTCCAACCGATATTGTCAATGGTCTGCATGTGTTTGCCGGCCGTATTGACCTGCTGTTGTAAGGAGTAACAGACGATGGCACTTGAAGAATATGTTGGCTCGATCATCCTCGAGATGGACGGCCAGGAAATTGAGGTGACAGACCTCAAAGAAGACGTAACCACAGGCCGCAAGCTGGTCAAGACCATGAACAAGACCGGGCGAGCTAAAGGCTTTAGCCGTGGGATTGCCGAGTATCAGTTGACAATCTCTGTTGTGGTTCCACTGTCCGGGGATCTCAATTGGGAAGGTATGGAAGGCGCGAAAATTACGCAGTATCCGCTCAGCGGCAGTGGCGGCAAGCGCGTCTCGTTCCTAGACTGCTTCTCTACCCAGGTCGGCGCGAGCTATACCGTGGACAATGAAGCAAAACGTGACATTACTGTGAGCGCACTGCGACGGGTGGAGGAATAATGACGGAATCAGGTTCTTTACTGCTTGGCGTGCCGTTCGGCGACACCTTCCACTTTGCCTTTAAGGTCAAGCTGCCAGTGGTGCGGGACACCATGAACGCCCTGGAAGCGACGATGGAAGAATGCGGCACCACGGAAGGCCCGGTTGCCGGGATGTTTTACCGTGCTGCCGTGATGGCGTCGGCATTGGTTTCCCTGGGCGATATTCCAGCGGAGCAAATCACCCCACAGCTTCTTTGTGACGGGCTAACCGATGATGATTTTGACCTCATCGACGCCCAGATCTCCGCCCTTAAAAAAAAGCGGATGGCATTGAATCCCGCCTTAGCGGATACCGAACAACCGTCCTCGCCCTTGGAAAGTACGGATTTACCGAGTCCCAAATAGGCGCAATGACCCGCGCCGAACTCGACGGCTATATCAATGCGTTATACCGGTTGCACGGCAAAAAGCCCCCCGCAGCCGGTACCTCAACCCAATCCCGCCGCGTTAAGTCCAAACGCCAGAAACGGAGGAAATAATGCGTAATCTTGCCCTGGCGTTAACGCTTTCAGCCAAGGATGCCGCGTCTAAAGTCTTACGTCAGGCGATGCAGGATGCTGTCAAGCAATCCAAAGCCGCCGAGAAGGCTGGCGACGAGCTGGCCAAATCACAGCAGCAGAATGCCACTACCGGCATCCGGGCATCGCGATCCCTGTCGGATGAGTACCGCCGAGCTTCCAGTGCCCGCTCAACCCTGGGGATTCGTTCAGAGCGTGAGATCCAACGCGAAATCCAGCAGACGCAAGCGGCATACATGCGCCTTACCCGCAGTGGCGTCATGTCAGCGAACGAGCAGAGCCGGGCCTTTACGGCAATGACTCAGCGTGTCGGCCGGCTGCGAGACGAGCTCAAAGGGGCAACCACCGAAATGGGCCGTATGGAGCGCGCTCGTGGCTGGAGTTCAAACGCGATGGCTGTCGCTGGGGGAGTCGCTGCAGGTGCTGCCGTGGTGAGCCAACCGGTTAAGAATCAAATGACCTATGAGCAGCGTCTCGCCATGATGGCAAACACTGCTTACGCCGAGCAAGGCGTTGCTGGCCGTAAGACAGGGATGCAAAGCATGGATCAGCTCATTCGCCAAGCGGTAACAAATGGAGGTGGTACAAAAGAAGGCGCTGCAGATACGCTGGATTCCTTGCTGGCATCGGGTGCAGTAGACATGAGTTCGGCAAAAACCTTGTTGCCTATTATTCAACGTTATTCGACGGCCACTGGTGCAGCGCCAACAGACTTAGCGCAGATTGCCATTCGCGCAAAACAGACTTTTGGCATCCAGGATAACGAGATGGTCAAGGCGTTCAATATGGCTATTTCAGCAGGGCAAGATGGCTCCTTTGAACTAGCCGATATGGCGAAATGGTTGCCTCAGCAACTCGCAGCTGGAAGTAACAACGGTATGAGAGGTCTGAATGATTTTGGCGTACTGTTGGGAGCTAACCAAGCTGCAGCCATCACGGCTGGCACCAGCGATGAAGCAGGTAATAACCTGGTCAATCTGTTGGCTAAAATTGGCAGTGCTGATGCCGCAACATCTGCCGCAAAAATCAAGGTCAATGGTAAGGGTATCGACTTGCCTGGTAGCTTGTCGGCTGCCAGGGGGAAAGGTATTAACTCTCTGGATGCCTTTGTCGGCATCGTGGATAAAGTCGTTAGCAATAATCCAGCCTACAAAAAACTGGAGAGTAAGTTAGCCACCGCTAAGGATGGCGAACGCCAGGAAACAGTGGAGTCGATGGCTAAAATACTGGAAGGCTCTGCTGTTGGCCAAATGATTGCTGACCGCCAGGCGTTGATGGCATTAATCGGTTATCGCAGTAACCGAAAATATGCCCAAGACGTTGTCAAAAATGCGAATGCACAGCGTAACCTGCCCGCAGGGCAGACTGCCGGCGATCTTAATTATGCGCTGATATCAGATACAAACGCCTTCAAAGTCCAGCAGTTGGACAATGCGCGTGATTTTGGCCAGATGGACTCAGTAAAGCCCCTGTCAGATGTACTTGGCCGTGTATCGGGGGAACTGGCGGACTATTCAAAACAGTATCCAGGACTTACCAAATCGCTGGCCGGCGCAGAGGTGGCCATCAAAGCGATGACCGCCGCCGCTGTGGTGTTCGCTGGTATCAAGTTCTTCTCGGGCGGTGGCCTGGGCGGCATCAAAGCCCCATCAACACCCGGCGGCGTAACCGGGCCTGGTTCGTTAGGCCGTGCGGCTGGAGCCCTAGGCCGTTGGGCTGGTCGTATTGCGGCACCACTCATGCTCTATCAGGCATCGCAAGATGCCCCCCTGGTGCAAGTTGAGCGTGGCGACAGTGACGCACGCAAGCGCCTGCAGGCGGGACAATACGACGATGAACTGAGCCGGCTAAAAGATTCTGCCCGAGCCGAACCCGGTCTGCTGGATGCCTGGGATGAGGTTAAATCCTGGTGGAGCCCGCCGACGTCGATCGGCAAGGGTGACATGGCCACTGCCGGCGCACCGTCCTACTTGTTCCCGCAACAGAACCAAAAGCCTCAGCCTATCCAAGTGACAACCAAGCTCGAGCTTGATGGCCGCACCATCGCAGAGTCCGTCAACGAGTTTAATGGTAATCAGGCTGAGCGTGGCCCAACAGGAATGACCCCATGAGCTGGAACGACAGTATGTTAGATGCCTCTTTCAGGGGCATTAAATTCGACGTTATCAATACCCGTGACACCTTCTCCAGGGACATGGCGCAGTATGAATATCCGTTCGTGGATGGTGGCGACGTTGACGATTTGGGGCGCAAACCACGTAACCTGCGTATCACTGGGTTACTCTGGGGAGACGATTACGAAAGCCGGCTGCAGACACTGCTGGCCGAATTTGACAAGCGTGGCAACGGCGAGCTGATCCACCCCGTGTTCGGCTCTATGCCGAAGATGCAGCTCATCGAGTGTCAGGTATACCACGAGGCGGAGAACGTCGATTATTGCGTGATTGAGCTGGTATTCCTGGAAGCCGGCACGAACATCCCGTTCTTTACACGCGAGTATCCAACGGCAAAAGCGGACATTATCTTTAACCAGGTTCAGTCCGTTCTTGACGATGCTCAGACGCTGATTGATAACGCCCTGGCACCACTGCGCAATACGCAACGCTTGATGGCCAAAGCCAAGGCGATGGCCTCCACAGCAGCCAACATGGCGACCATTTTCCGCAGCGATATCACTGGTTTCATCAGCAGCACCACGGACTTTATCAATTATCCTGGTGCGTTTATGTCTGACCTGCAGAGTGCGCTTAGCCTGACCTCCAGCCAGTCCAAGTCGAGTGTCAGCAATAACACCGGCACCTATGCGACTGTTGGGGCGACTAATATCGTGATGGCCGATTGGGGGGAGAGCCGTAATCAGCTTGACGCCGTGGCTGCGCTGCCGACAGCGTTGGCATCAGGCAAGCGAACCGCGCCGTTACCGATGCCAATCATCGTTACCGACAGCGATATTGCCGAACTCGTGGTGTTGACCTATCTGCAGATGTCGCTGCAGTTGGCACTGGACGCCGCCAACCTGCTTAGCGACGACGGTTTGATTACCACATTGTCGCCTGCCGAGATTGAACTTGTCACCAATGACACCCGCGAGACGCTGCAGAACGCTATCGACAAGCATCGTGCGCTCTATGAGGCAACGACTCAGGACGTCAGCGCCAGCACAACCGATGTCGGTATTACCTGGCAACCAGTGGTTGATGGTCTGAAAGATATTGCGCTATCGGTGCAGCAGCTGGCGGCCAACATCATCACCACACGCCCGCCGCTGGTGCAACGCCGGGTTGAGAGTGCCGGCAACCTGCATCTTATCGCGCATCTGTGGTATGCCGACTACACCCGAGCAACCGAACTAGCCCGCCTAAACCCTCAAATTCGTAACCCGAACCGGCTGCAGCCTGGAGATGTGCTCTATGCCTACGCCCAATAATGATACCGTCAGCGTGCTGATTGCTGGCCGTGTGCACAGCACCTGGAGCCGCTACCAGATTGACAGCGATTTTCTGATCCCCTCGGATGCCTGGTCTGTCACGCTCGGCCTGCCGGGTGGAACTTTCCCGACCTACGTCGAGCGCGGCGCACCCGTACAGGTAAAAATCGGTAACGATACCGTGATGGTCGGTCGAGTGGCCAAGGTACAGCGTCGTGTATCCCGTCAGCAAATGAGCCTCAGTATCACCGGGTTCGACGGTGCAAAAGTCTTGGTGGACTGTGCATCGCCCATCTTCACATCCCGGATGTTGAGTTTGGAAGAAGTGATCGCCAAGGTTGTGCGGCCGCTCGGCATAACCAATATCCGTATTGAGGCCGAAAGTTCTATACGCAGTGATAAGGTTTCTGTCGAGCCTGGCGAGCGTGCCTGGGATACGCTGGTGCGTGCCGCTTCTGCGCGTGGATTGTGGCCTTGGTTCACCCCGGATGGCTCGCTGGTTATCGGTGGGCCGGATTACACGGCAGAGCCGGTGGCTACCCTCGTTTTGAACCGGGACGGTCGAGGTAACAACATCCTCGACCTCAGCGACGCAACATCTATTGATGGTACCTATTCGGAGCTCACCGTTCTGGCCCAGGGCCATGCGCAAGGCTCCAAGTCGTCTGCAGAACTGGGCATTATTGATGTGGATTCGTTCTCAGCAGCAGTGGCAGAGGAAGCACAGGACGACGATACACCAGCGGCCGGTACGCCGGAAACCGGCTTCCACGGTCTGAAAGCCGTTGTGCGCGATCCAACAGTACCGTACTACCGACCGCAAATTATGGTGGTTGGCGATGCCGATAATCTGGAACAGGTGCGTTACCGTGCCCGCAAGGCGATGGCAGATGCCCGCCTGAATGCCTACGAGCTGACGGCCGTTGTCAAAGGGCATCGCAACGATGCCGGTGTGCTTTGGCAACCTGGCCAGCGTATTCGTATCAGAAGCGAGCCGCATGGTATTGACGACGTCTATTTCCTGATGGGGCGAGAGTTCTCTGGCGGCCGCCCTGATACCACAATAACCACTCTGAGGCTGAAAGAAGACGGTATCTGGATACCGGACGCCTACCCGAAAAAGCGCAAGGCCAGAAAGCGTAAGGCCAAGGTGAATAAGGAGCTCGCAATTGTCGATGTGGAATAATGTTGATCAGCGAATTCATCGTGCTTTAAACGGCCTTCGAATGGCTTTTCGTGGCGTGTTAACGCGCGTGAACAGTGTCGGCCAGGTGCAGACTATCCAGGGTAAAGGGTTGGCTGGCGAGCAGTTGCAAGACAGCGAGTTGTTCCAGCATTATGGATTTACCTCTAACCCGCTGCCAGGAACTGCGGCGATTGTACTTCCCCTGAATGGCAGAACGTCCCACGGCATTATTATTGCCACCGAACATGGCAACTATCGGCTAAAAGAACTCGAACCGGGTGAAGTTGCTTTATATACCGATGAAGGTTCTAAAATAGTTTTAAAGCGCGGGAAAGTCATTGAGGTTGATTGCGATATATATCGGGTAAATTGCAAAACCTATGAAGTCAATGCGGAAAACAATGCCGACTTTAATACACCGATGGTTAATGCCAGCCAACAAATTACCAGCCAGGATAAAATCACCGGTAATGGTGGTATGGTTATTAAGGGTGGTAATGGCGCGACATTTGAGGGTAATATCAACCAGAGTAGTGGTAGCTTTGAAACTGATGGCGACGTTAAAACAGGCGCAGTTTCCCTTAACGATCATGAGCACCCGAATGGCGAAGGCGGAAACCCAACCGGTAAACCCATTCAATAACCCACTGAACCCTTTCACCTGATTTATTCCCCGCCATGCCGTCACTATTGCGACATGGAAATGCTCATTGACCCACTCACCGGCGATTATTCAGGCCAGCGCACTGCGCTGGCAAATGCTGTTTATTTACGCCTCATGACACCGCTCGGCTCCTATTGGGCTGAACCAACGTTGGGCTCTTTGCTGTACACGCTAAAGCGTGAAAAAGACGTGTCCCGAGTTAACAAGCTCGCGGTGCAATACAGTGAACAGGCATTACAGCCCATCATTGATGACGGTCGGGCTACCAGCATCACAGTTACAGCAAGCCGCCCTCAACCTGGTTGGCTTACTTTGGCAATCGTTTTAGTGAGTGCTAGCGGGCAATCCGAAACCTTTAAACATCCTGTGAGGGTTATCTGATGCCGCATATTACCCCAGCGATTGAAGCCATCCGCGATGACTTGTTGCGTGATATCCGCAACCAGCTACCCGATGCCAACATTGGCAAAGACAGTGATTATTACATCCGCGCCTCATCAGTGGCCAGTTGCGCTGAGGGCATCTATCGAGATCAGGGTTGGATTGTTCGTCAGATTTTCCCTGATACCGCCGATACCGAGTATCTCGAGCTTCACTGCAGAACTCGAGGGATCACCCGTAAGGCTGCTAACACCGCCTCGGGCCCCGCATCCCTGACGGGCGAACTCGGTGCAAAGGCTGCTGCCGGGCTCTCTATCACGCGTGATGGTGCGACCTGGACGACCACTGCTGAGGTTATTCTCAGCAGTGAGGGGAAAGGCACAGTCACTGCACGGGCGTCCGTTGCTGGCGCTGCAGGTAATACTGCTACCGTGATGTCCGGCATGTTGACGACAACGCCTGATGGTTTTGACAGTACCGCCATTATCGGCGTTATGGGCGGCGGAACTGACAGAGAGTCCGACGCCGAACTGCTCGCTCGTCTGCTGGAGTTGATCCGCCGTCCGCCCGCTGGGGGCAATAAATACGACTATAAGCGCTGGGCACTTGAGGTTCCCGGTGTGACCTCCGCTTATGTCTATCCGCTGCGTCGAGGGTTAGGAACGGTTGATGTGGTGATCACCTCATCCGATGGTTTGCCCTCTGCCGAGGTTGTCGAACGCACCCAGACGCATATTGATGATGTACGGCCAGTGACAGCTAAAAACTCCCTGGTGATTATGCCAACGATTAAGACCTTTAATATTGACGTTAAAGTGTCGTTGAGCGGTTTAAATATTGACGATGCCACAACTCAAATTAAAAAGGTGCTTGCTGATTTTGTCGGCCGATTAGAGCCAGGGGCGACTTTTGTTCGTAGCCAGGCTGGAACGCAAATATCGTTGATTGCCGGCATCATTGACCAGGTGATCGTTGATCCTCCCGGTAATGTCGTTCCAGCAGTCGATGCTATTGCCGTTGAATGGCTGCGAGTCGGCGATATCACGGTAGATTTATTATGAGCTATAGCCCGTTATTAGCGCTATTACTGCCACAGGACAGTTACAACACTACACTCCCGAATATCTCTGCCGAGTTATTGGCGGAAGGTAACGCACTGGATAAGACTGCGCTATATGCGCAGAAGGTCTTGAATGGTGTAACACCGTTCTTTGCTGCTGATTTAATCGCAGATTGGGAGCGCGTGGTTGGCATTAGTCCTGGGCCAAATAGCACATACCAGGAACGCCGTGAACGGGTGCTCATTAAGCTGCGTGAAATTGGTGGGCTCAGCATTCCGTACTTTGTTCGTCTGGCTGAAAGTATCGGTTATAGCATCACTATTGATGAGCTGGAGCCATTTAGAGCCGGTGTCAATCGAACAGGTGAGCCATTGTATTCCGAAGACAGCATTTGGATATGGCGCGTGAATGTATTTAATTCAAACCAAAAAACTTACCGATTCCGGGCTGGAGCATCAGCGGCTGGTGAAAGCCTAATGTCGTTTGGTGATGATGTTTTAGAAACCACATTGAATGACCTAAAGCCGGCTCACTCATTTTGTTATTTTGCATATAATGTCGACCGCTTACGGCTACCTTACTATGACGGCTCATTCACCTTTAACGGTGATACGTCATTTTCAATGCAAAATTATATCCAA